GCGCGCCCAGTAGTCTTGCGTGGCCGAGTTAACTGAATAAACACGCTCTCTCGGGAATGCGCCGCCAGCTACATCAGCATTGCCATGATACATATAAACGTGCGTATCACCGTCAATCGGGGTTACGTTGTAGTAATTGGCCCAGATTTGTTCGCCATCTGTCGCCGCTGCGCTTTGTGTCGCTAGTCTTGCAGATGAGTCATCATCGACATTACCACTTGAATCGTTCCAGTCGTGTGCTGCGGCATTGGTTAAAGGTCTGACTACTAAGTAATCAGTTGCCCCGCCAGGTACGATAATCTCTAAAAGCGTCCCCTGATCACTGTTTACCGAATGGGTAACGCTTGTTCCCTCATCGCCTGCAACAAACGTATTTGAGGCATTGGTGACAGGAATAACCACTAGCCCTGTATCAGTACCGGTCGTTCTGTCCCATCCCGCAGTACGGAATGAACCGCCTGTGATGTGTTCCATCAAATCATACTGAACATACCAGGGGTCTGCATCATTCGCGTCGATAACACCAACCGTATATTCCACTGGTGTATCAGCGAATATCGCCGTGGCATCGTCACCCGTTGCGGCTTCGTCCAAAAGGGTTGCCATTGCCGAATAGAACTCGTTGGCGGTGCGCGTTCCCGTAGCACTACCAGTCCATTCAATCATTTTCTGTCGGTTCTCATCCAGATAATTTACTGTGATGTCGCCCGTTAATATTGTGTCTGCCATAATTAATTCCTAAATAGAAGGGTCTGCTATCGTGTCTTCGGTCATGCTACGTTTAACGGTGAGTCCTGTACCACTTTCAATAGTGCCGAACCCGCTTAAATTTACATATTTCGTTGCGCCTGTTGACGACTTTCTGTATCGGTAATAAATATCGACCGGGGTTGATCCACTATAACCACCAGTCGCAAAGCCTGTCCCTAAAGTGTCGTCAATAAAAACCTCTGAATTATCAGAGACTAAATAAACCGATACCTGCACCCCTGTTATAGCGGTATCAGTTTTGTCTACTGCCTCGAAACTTAACGGAACAGATGCAGAAACAGTAACCGTAGCGCCCGCACTTCTAACGTGATAATCCTCAGTAACCCCTGAGCCACCTACAATGCTGATAGTCATTGTGCCGGTGGCGATGTTGACATAGATGGCTTTGTTCGCTGCCGTGCCAGGGTCAGCCGTGTCATAACCCGTAAAAACAACATCCGTTAATGTGAAATTCGCTGCTGTGCCGGTAATCTCTAATCCGTGTCCTGTGCCATCAGATATAAATTCACCACCTGATATTTTGGCTGCATTTGCTGGGGATGAAACTGTAACAGCCGTTGTCGCCCCCCTTGTTTCTTCAAAGATGCAGCCTGTCATGGTCGCACCACCAGTCGTTACCAGTCCACAACGTCTGAAAATAGTATCAAGTATGGTATTGGCGTTACTTCCATCATTGAATGTAAACGTGGACATATCTGTAAATGTGCAGGAGTCCATATCTACTGTGGCATTATCAATAACTTCAAACTCACCCCTTGATAATACAGTCCCATCAACCGATGTATTGGGTGCCGTGATGCTAACCGCAGTCCAGTCAACCGTTGTCGAGGTATTATTAATCTCAATCCGATTGAAAGCAGCATAAGTCCGTGGCGTGTCGTCAACAAAGATAATAATATTCGCGTCAGTAAATTCAGCCGCATTAGTGGCATTACCGATACTCATCAATCCTTTCCATAGGTAAGAGCCGCCTTGTGACTGGAATAAACCCCACCGGTTGTTAATCGAGTCGTTATCGTCAGCGATATCCTGAAAGACAATCTGCGGGCTAGCACCATCACCAAATTCAATAATTAACTCACCACGACCATAGCGCATAACATCAACACCGTGGAAAGCGCCTTTAGATATAGTGGCGACTGTATTGGGCATACTCCCGAAATATCGCCATACTGCGGTGGGTGTCCCTATTTGGTAATCAGAGGTTAGTGTGGGGTCAATTGCTATATTCTGCCACCCACCGTATGGATTTCGACCAAAATTACTGCCCCCTGATTGCCATACATCACCGTTGCTAGTATCAGCGCCAATAAATACTCTTAACCCCCCATTGGCCCATGTATCAATACCCGTACCAGCAAGGAATATCTGCCAGATAAAAAAGCAATCATCAGTCCCAAATGATCCAGCAAGGTCTGAACCATTATCATGTACCATTGAGAAAATTAAGCCTGATTTTGATGCTGACAGGGTTTGCGTTGCACAAGAGGTAGACTGAATAAAGTAATCGCCATCGGCAGCAGCAGGCGAACCACCCGCGTTATAAGGCGAGGCAAGTTCTACATAGGTGCCCGTACCATCATCTATTAATGTCAAGTCAGTCGTTATGCTATGAACCGTCACTACATAACCCCATGATTAGCGCAGGCTTTATTAATCTGTTCGTGCATGATTTCTTTTGATACACCTACCGCCAAAGAAAAGTGATTCATGCCATTTGGAGTCATTACCGAGACTGAGTGCCCTGATTCGTTTATCTTGGCAATCAGCTTTAATACTGCGTCATCTTCCAGTGCATCAGGTTTATCTGGGCTAACATACCCAATCCATGTATCGCATTCAAAAGGTGTCTCGAACATAACACCACATCTATCTGGTCTTAAATTATCGGGTATCTGTGGTTGTTGTAACCACAAGCATTCAAACGGCCTGCATATTTCAGGGCGAGATTCATAAATCGAGCACCCCGTGCCTGTATTCTTGCTGCACATCTGCCCCGCCGGACTGTCCATATCAGGAATATTACAGTGGTAACAGCAAATAGCACAGTCGCCGCATTCCTTCACTTCTTTTTGGCTGCTTTCTTCTTCGTGCGATTAGCCAGCACGTTATCATAGGGGTGGTACAGGTCGTGATTCGCCATGCGCTTCTTTGCGACCCTTTCAGTGTAAACAACACCGTTCTCATCTTCGTACATTCCAGCATTGCGGCCCTTCTTAATTTCTGTGTATTTCATAATGTTCTCACGAATAACTGAAACCAGCCCTGCCGGTCCATGTGTTGTTAAAATCTGCATCGCCATCAGCGTATAAAGTCTCTGAATCATCGCCGGTAAACTCGGTACGCCTGACGCGCCAGGATGCCGTGGCCGTTGTAGTGCCGGGCTGGGCCTCGCCGATATAAATGTAATCACCGTCAAAATCCACTTCTTTAATCAATTGTGTCATATCAACAACCCAGTTAGCGCCGTCATAAATTAAAGTATCCCCTGTGCTTGCCGTGGCCGTTAGCTGGTCAATACCAATGCTTAACGCGGCCTCATGTTGTGTAATGTTCGATTCGGCTATACGGGCATCGATAAACGTGCCACTGGTGATGTTGTTTGTTGAGTGAACGTGGCCTGACACCGCCTTGGCGTCCAGTGCCGCCTGTAAATCGGTCTGATTTGACAGGGTGCCAACGACATCGCCCCACGTCGTCGTACCACCACCACCGATTGTGACCGTGATAATGCCCGGCGCACCCTCTGAGGCGACAACACCCGACCCGACAAAATTCAACGTGTCTAAAGCTACCGTGACAGGCGTGGTTTCATCCTGTACCTCAATCGCACCCGTTGTAGAATTAGCCAAATCCTCAAGAAAAACATGATATTCAAGCGTTGCCTTGCCTTCCTCGACAATCACATCACCATATCTTGGGATATCCTGTTTCATCTGAGATTAATTGTGAACTTATCGCAGGCAAATTCAATATCTGCGGTTGTTGTGAGTCGAACACCCATAAAACCCTCGTAATATCCTAATCCACCGGGGTAATTCCAGATTAATTTGTTGGGATAGTCGCCTATATCGCCGGTCGAACGGAAAAAAGCCTCTGAATATAAGACATTATCCCTTGAAAGCTGTAATCCGACCGTACCAGTGTCGGTATAACCTTGTGAGATACCTAATTCTATCGATTGGGCTGTGAAATCGTCATTATTTTCATTGTAAAAGCCAAATTCAACCGACCTTTCGAACGCATCGCCATAATCAGTGTTGATTTTATCCAACCTGCCCAGATTCACACCCCTTGAGGTGTAGTATTTTTGGTTGTAATGGACAATAAAGCCCGCTTTCCACGGCACATTTTCATTATTTAGCCTTGTGTCCAGCACAAACCAGTTGCCGGCGTAGTATCCGAATGAATGATAGTCCAATGTATAAGAAAGTATGTCGTAACCGCGCCATTTAAACCGGCCAGGTATGGCATTGGACAACTGTAAAACCGTGTAGCTTGCCAGAATCGTGTCTATCTTTTCATTGGATATCTTGGTCGATGTACCACCATTAATCAAATAAATACCGACATCCTGATCCTTTTCATTACCCACATACGCAAAGGTATCAGCGTATTCCTGTATGCCGCCGATATAACCATGCTGTTGTCGTGCGTTTAATCTTTGAAAGGGGACAGGGGTTGTGCCGACATCCCGAAATAGTTCAAAGCTATCATCACCGCCGATATATAAGATATTCCTGAAGTTAAACGCTACCTGATTCTTATCCGGTAATTCTTCAGCATCAAAAAACGAATCGGATTGTATCGTCTGCCCTGCGCCTACATCTGAAAAGAAAGCGGGCGAACCATCGAACGGAATATAAACAAACCGTCCATTGATGTGGGTCACTGAGTTACTGGGTAAAAAGTCTACATCAACTATCTCAGTCAATACCTCACTGGTATCGAACGTGTATCCCTTACCATCGGCCTGCCGGACAATAATCACCGCTGAATTAAAACCAACGTCCGAATCAATCTGACCTGTACCATCGATAAAGCCCACGTTAGTCGTCGTGCCGTCCTCACCAACCCTTAGCAAAGCATTGGAATAAACCTTATAAAGCAGGTCGTTATAAACAAATCCACCCCTTGCAACACCAGCCTGGTCGCCTAAATCAGCAATACCTGGCCTTGGTAGGATGTATTCACCTGTATTCCAGCCGTTTTTAACCAGTCTGCGGGTCTTGGGTAGCCTTTCTGAACCCTGCCAGCTTTGCGGTAAGGGAACGTCAGCCAATCTCTTCACCCTCTTCAAAATAAATCTCATCCCAGAAACCATCAAGGTACTCGACCTTATGCCCCTGACCTCTTGGGTAAGTACCGCGCACCTTGCGTTTGGGTATTTCGATTTCTTTCCACAACCGTTTAATCAGGTTATAGCTTTTCTGTGCCTGTGCTTTTAGTTCGCTTGATACTTGTGCGCCGGGGAAGTCAGGCGCTAGCGCAAGTGCCAGATTATAGATAATCGCATTCTTTGCACCAAGCGGTTCCGATAGTTCACTAGCGATAACCTTCAATGGAACACACCCCATTAAAATGCCGTTATCCTCCCACTGCGCAATCATCGCGTTTAGTACATCCCGACCAACATCCAGTGATTCAGAATTAGCCGGCTGTAAAGGGGAGTGCGCGCCTATCTTCTGCAACGCGGCCTGTACTATCTTGGTTCCTGTGGTCATAACACACACCAGAGAGCATTCACCAGTCCAGCAATTAATCCGCCTACAACCGCAGACCAAAATGGTACAGCTTGGAAGTCAGAGAAAAATGCCTTTACCTTGCTCATTTCTTCTTGACCGCTTTCTTAACTGCTTTCTTGGCCGGTGCCTTTTTAATTTCTTTCCAGCCCAACGATTCAGCATACGCAATTGTTTCCTTGCTGTCGTTAGTTTCAATCGTGTTCCCACTGGGTCTCATCCACTTCATAACATACTCCTAAAAAAAGGGGGACCGAAGTCCCCCCGTTAGGTTTAGGCTGCGCCGCCACCATGTCCACCGAAGAACGGATTCATACACCCATAAGCCGGGTGTAAGTCGAAAAGAACGGTTTGCTTGTTCGCATCGCCATCGGAGTACTTGGATACACGCATCTGAAGACCGTCTTCTGTGGTAGCAAGGGTATCAGTTGAGTGCAGCTTCTTAATGGGTACAGAAGCCAGGCAAAGTGCATCAGGATGCCAGAACAGATTAGGCTGATACACGGTCGCATCAGTACCCAAAATGGTCACAATGTCATTCTCTACAATCGCTGAGTCAGTGGTGTTATACGCACCAGATGCCTCGTAGATTGCGGGGCCGGCAATTTTCAAATCGCCTGCACCACCAACAAAGTTAGCAGAATCCTCGGTTACAACGCCACGGAACTTGACCGCTGCACCTGACGCATCACGAATCGGCTGACGGGTAGAGAGGTTCAGACGGTTACGCCCAGTGACCTCGACCACCGTACCTGCGGGGATAGACCCTGCAAAAGCGCCGAACTCTTCAACAGCCCAGTCTTGGATCATGGTGTCCTTATGGGTTGCATAAGTCACATCCGCAGGGGTAGCAGACAGCGAACCAACCAAATCACCCGTAGTCGGGAGAGTATAGGTCGGCAAGGTAGTCGCGGTCATTACGTTAAAGCCTGCAAAGTTCCGCGCAACCGTTGCGCTAGCGTTAGCACCTGCGAATGCGTTATCCGCACCGATAGAACGCTGCTCGCTAGACAGTTCAGCCTGTGAGTAAGGATTCAGGAAATAGCACCAGTCCTTATTCATCGGTACACCAGTCGATTGCATTAACGCACCCGTGCTGGCGATTTCTTTCCAGTTGTTAACGCCCTGATCAGGCAGACCATAGGACAAGTTCAGATTCTTCATCGCGAAGCCCGCGAAATCCAGTTCAAGGTCAACAACGATTCGGCGTGCGATATCATCCCAGAAACGAGAGATGTCAGAACCCATCTTCAGGGCCTCGTCAACCTCGTTATAGTCAACCGCTACCGTGATGTAATCTTGTACGGTTGCAGTCGCCTTACCAGTAATAATATCTGAGCGTGTAGTTGAAATATCACCGGCTGCATCACGAATAGTCGTGTAATCAGTCGGTCGCTTAATGTCAACCTGCGTACCGGAATCAGGGTTGAATGCCCCGCTCACTAGCTGCGTGTTGACGTTCTTGGACATTACGCGGTTGCTTTCAAAGGCCGCGAGGACCTTCATTGCAACCTTTCGCGTAAAGTTACTTTCAAAAGTGTTAGCCATTATGGTTCCTATTCAAACCGCGCGCCCCTTAAGTTTTCTGCATTCGAGACACCTTTATCAATAGTGGTCTCGGGGTCTGCGGGTGGTGAGTGTCTTGGCTTGAATTTAATACCGTCTTCAAACCGCGTTAGCTCCTGCGCTAGTTTCACCCCGTTTAACTGGGGATTAAGGCTAAGGTCGTGGAAGTGCCGTGCTTTACCGGGATTCTTCGACAGCTTGTATATCATGGCCGCCGACTGCCCGTGGTTAGTCAGGATATATTCGACCAGGTTTTGCCCAATCATATCCGTCACTTCTTCCCCAATCTGGTCAAAGTCTTTAATCTTCAGCTTTTCAGCCTGATCCATCGCGGCATCAATCTTGTCCTCGAATTGCTGACTTTGCACAGCCTGGGTATTTTGCACTTGCATCGAGTCAATCACCGCACTGGTCTTTTCTTCTACCAGCTTGGCAATCCGCTCATCTTCCACTTGCTTATCATAAGCGCCCTTTGCTGCTTCAAACGCCTCAAGGGTTTCAAAGTCGTCCTCGCGGGGTATGCCTGATGTCTGACCTGCTTTAATTCTCCAAAGCTTGGCCTCTTCCTCGGCAATCTCACGCTTACGCCTTTCTTCCTCGTATTGCTCAGTCGCAGCATCGCGCTGTCCTGTCACTTTGCTAAGGCGCTTGTAAAAGCCACCTTTGCGCAGGGGTTTAGAGGCTGGCTCGTCCTCTTCCTCAAGTACTATTTCAACTTCATCCTCATCGACTTCCGGCTTGGTCTCAAGCTCAGCGTCTTCCGCAACGACTTCCTCAAGAGCGGCTATTTCTTCGGCCACTTCCTGTTCTTCGTCATCGTGGATAACCCCAATCGATGGGTCTAAAGTTTCAACTTCCTCTTCGGTTTCTATCGCCTTGTCACTCATGTTTTACCTCTATCATGGTTCAGAGTAGTCAGCCTTTCGGCCTTACCGTGGATAACGCCACGTTCGTTTGCCGGAGCTACCGGCTTCCGCTGTACCTCAACGGTAAGGTTTAATTTTTTAGCTTCTCTTTGTTAAACAAAAATATATCATCAGACAAACCGCCGCCCATTTCAGCGTCGATTCCTTTTATCTTTAATCCGTCATAACCGCGAGATTGTGCTTTCTTCGCGGTATCTTCAACAACCTGACCCCAAAAATATCTATCACCTTCTTGGTAGTCATCCATCCAATTGCCCATCAGGTCGTTGTCATAATAATCCTTGTTCATTTTAGCGGCGTCGATTTCCATTAAATTCAAGTCACCAAGCTCGGATTCCATAACCTTCGGGGTGCCTTTTGTTTTTCTTGCTGATGCTTCTGCGTACCCTTTAGCGCCTTCTTTGTTGTTAGTTAACCACACGCCTTGCGGGGCATCCTCTGCATAAGCCTCATAATTGCTATACGTTTTGTTTAAATCGAAATCATCGAAATCAGAGCTGGTGCCGTGATACCACTTCGATTGCTTCAACACCTCATCATTCCGCTTTAATATCGTCATATCCTTTTCATCGAATACCACGAAATTGCGGGTGCCACTGCCTGCGCTGCGGCTGCCACCGTCCCAGTATTTGATGCCGGGGATGCCTAGCTCGCGCAATCGTTCTGATGCTGCCTGCTGCCCCGCCGCGCTCTCAAAAGCTTCACCACCAGAGATAAGGCGGTAAACCTCTTTACCCGTCATGCCTGAGTCATCCATGAATTTATTTGTGCTACCGCCTGCTATTTTCCCTTTCCGCAGTGCCTTCTGAACGCTCTCAGGCTGCTCACTCAACGGCGCATCCCAGTCAA